TGTAAAGATTAAGCAATATGAAGAGACAGGTAGTCTCAAGAAAACAATTACATTAAGAGAGGCATACCCAAGAACCATTGGAGAGATCTCCTATAGCTACACAGCTACTGAGTACGCTACTTTTAACGTGACATTTCAATATCGTTTTTATACTGAAGGTTAAACATGACAGGAGTTAATTATGGCACTACCATTGTTGAATGCGCCGGAATTTGAAACAACAGTTCCATCTACTAAACAACCGATAAAGTTCAGACCGTTTCTTGTAAAAGAAGAAAAAGTTCTGTTTATGGCTCTGCAGGGTAACAATCCTAAGGAGATGACAAACGCGGTTAAGAACATTTTAAGTACTTGTGTACTAACCGATGGGTTCGATGTTACTAAGCTAGCTTTGTTTGACGTAGAGTATTTGTTTCTAAAACTAAGAGGCAAGTCTGTAGGTGAATCCGTTGAGCTTAAACTACGACACAAAGAAGGCGAATGTGATCATGTAACAAGCGTTGAAGTCAATCTTGATGACATTGAAGTATCTTTCCCAGATAACTATGAAGACAAGATTAATTTGACAGAAGAGGTTGGTATACAGCTTAAGCATCCTGGAGTCAATCAAGCAGATAGTCTACAATCTCTTGAAGATTCAAGCTATGATTCGGTACTATCATTAATAGCTGATTGCGTAGTATGTATTTATGATAGTAACAACGTATACGATACATTTACAAAGCAAGAGATAATTGAATTTATTGAAAATCTCAATCAGCAACAGTTTGCTAAGCTACAAAGTTTCTTTACAAGCTCTCCAAAACTATCACATGATATTTCATGGAAGTGTGAGAAGTGCGGTGAAGTAGAAACGATTACTGTCGAGGGACTAGCCAATTTTTTTACATAGCGTTCGGTTATGATTCCCTAGCTAACCATTATAATGTTAACTTTGCACTGATGCAGCACCATAAGTATTCATTGAGCGATCTAGATTTCATGATACCTTTTGAAAGACAAATATATGTAACTATGTTGATCAAACACTTAGAAGAAGAAAGACTCAAACTAGAACAGCAGAGAAACAAATGAGCACCATACAACAATTAATCGACACAGTAAAAGAAAGTAGTGAGCTTACAGCTGAAAAGTTGTCGGATACTATTACTACTCAAGAACTTGTATTCGATATGTTGGGTGAGATTAAAGATGTCTTAGTTGAGACTAGAGATGGTCTGTTTGAGTACTTCAATTTAGAAAAGCAAAGAAACGACCAAGAATTGTTAGCTGAGATCGAACGTAGAAGGGAGGCTGCAAGTCTATTAGCCGGCGGAGCGCAGGGCGTAGGTGAACTCGAAACTTCTCCCGAAATGGGAGAAATGTCTTTTGGTGGTAAAGTAGGTTTTGCATCGTTGGCCACAGCACTTACATCTGCTGTATCTGGATACGTGTTTGGATTAATAAAAACGTTGGGTGATGGCTTCAAGAGCCTCGGTACCCGGATTGCTAAGGCATTAAAATTAGATACTGTTTTTACTGGAATTCAAACGGCACTACAAGATGCTGTAAAGTCGTTTAAGCCAAGTGCCTTTGTTACCCAAGCATCTGTAATTCTAGAAGGACTAGGTACAATGATTACAGATGGTTTTATAAGTCTGGGTCAAAAAATAACTAACTTCTTTAAACCTCTTACAGACATACCCAAGTTGTTTTCTTTGAGTGGTGAAGGAGGATTTGTATCTAAAGCAATTGAGAAAATCACAAATCTTGTAAAATCTATAGGCGGATACTTTAGTAAAATCTTTGCTGGGATCTCTAAACTTGCGGTACCAATTACAGCATTAATAGGACTCTTTAATGCTGGACAAAAGACGTTGGAAGACGTAGAAGGAAAAACAACTGGCTTTTGGGAAAACGTAGGTATTATTTTAGAAAATCTTATAACCGAACTTGTTAGCGCCTTTGTAACCCTTCCTGCTGAGCTGTTAAAGAAATTAGTAAGTTGGATCGCAGGTAAACTTGGTTTTGAAAACGTAGAGGCCACGTTGGACTCGTTTGATATTGATCAGATGTTTAGAGAAGGTATAGGCGGTATCTTTGATGTTTTCGCAGAGCTGTTTACTCGGGCGAGCGATGCACTTTATTCGATACGTAAGAACCTACCCGGATTTCTGGGTGGTATCGGCGATGAAGATATCGACCTAGAAGCGGAACAAAGAATTGCACAAAGAGACGTGACATCCGCTGCTCAAGATATTGCAGCTATAGATATCAACCAACAGAACCAAGACAATCCTGAATATGTTGCGGCGATGGAAAGGTACAATGAAGCTGTTGCTAAGCGAGATGAAGTTAATGAACAGCTGCAACAACAAACTGCTGATAATTCACAAACTACTGCAGAAGGTATGGAGGCACTTGCAGATGCTGGTACTAATCCAGGATCGATCTACACTCATGATGAACACGTAGTAGAGAAGCTGGATCAAATTAACGAGACGCTGGGCGGTGAGAACAACACTAGCGTAAGTCAGGTGCTAGGCGGTGAGAACAACACTAGCGTAAGTCAGGTGCTAGGCGGTGAGAACAACACTAGCGTAAGTTCGAACATATCAGAACGGCTGAAACAATTAAGAATTAAAAGAGAAAGCTCTGCTTTATTAGAAACCATTCCATTAATACAACCAACGGAAAACTTTGTTACTAATTTCGAAGAAGTTAGTGCACGGTCCTCTTCATCAGCTATTCAAAACATGACTCGAGAGATGCAAAAGATTGATGTTAATAATATGAGTTTTGATGTACCGGTAAACAGCATGCTAAATGCACCAATTGGTAAAGCATCTCAAGAAATTTCTGATGCGCGATCATCTACTCCAGTACTAATAGCCAACTCGAAGGGCGGTGACACAGTTAACCACACTGTTAATAACAACCACACTACAGTAATGCCTGCCGGAGTACCTGCTAGATCCCAAGCTCAGGGTGAGCTTCGAAGACAAAATAATATGCAGGGCACTGGATAAAAAAAGGGGCCGAAGCCCCTTTGCTCAGTCGTCTTGAGCTAACTTTTCGAAGAACGACATTCCATCATCGTCATCGTCGGTAGACCAAGGTGGGTCATCGTTGGTAGCCGCAACTGGCTCTGGTGCCGGTGCTGCTTTAGCAGGTGCAGGAGCTGGCTCAACATCTTCGACCGTTGCGGATCGAGCAGACGTATCACCTCCATCGATTCCAAGTACACGGTTTAGCTTAGCTTGAAGCTCATCGTATGACTTGAAGTTGGATGGACTGGTGAACTCGGCAAGAGCAGCTTGTTGCTTCCATATACCCTCTAATTGCTCATCTTCAGCTAGAGGTTCAGGTGAGTCAAACTCGCTCTTATCGTAGTTGCGGTACCCTTCAACTTGACGAATCTTCAACTTGAAGTTAGCACCTTCCCAAAAGTCAAATGGGTTTACTGGTTGCTCGTCTTCAAACTGAGGGTTCATAAGGTCATTGATCTTATCCCAAATACGCTTGCCGTACTTGTACAAGAATACCTTACCGTTGTTATCGGGGTTAGAAGGATCATTGATCACTTGAATATTAGAAATGTAGCTTAGCCTACGCTTCTGCTTACGTGCTTGATCCTTGTTAGCTTCGATCCCACTATTCCACAACATTGAGTTGTATTCCGAGACAGGATCTTTCTTACCAAGAGTGGTAAGTGATTCCTCGATGTACCAACCACCAGGACCTTGAAAGCCATGGTTCCAGGTTTGTACCCAAGGAAGTTCGTCTCCCTGTGCCGCAGGCAAGAATCGGATAACGGCATAGCCATTACCAGCTTTGTCTACAGTAGGTTTCCAAAACCGATCTTCTTGCTGCGCATTCGGATTGCCCGATGACAGCTTATTAGTTTCGTCGATCAGAGTCTTGAGGGAGGATGAGCGTGAGCGCTTAAGCTCAGAGAATGAAGTAGCCATATATTTTTCCTTGTATAGCGTTGTATGTCGTCGTATCCACTTGATGCATTATATAAACGTTGTCTTAAGAATAGCTTTGTACTTGTCATTGTCGACTTGTACGAAGCTACTATATTTATCTATCAGACGACATGCGTTACTCCATACAATATCGTCATCAAGATCCTTTGACCATCTCTTACGGTAACGCAAGACACGATCAATAATAACCATCGTCTCCAACCTAATATGCTTACCAAGAAACATCTTGAGCAGAGGCGGATGGCTACCTTGACAATCAAATAGATTATCAAAGCTCTTGCCGTTATTGTCAACAGCTTCTTTCAGTAACAAGCAATCCTGCTTGAAAATATATGTCAGCGACTCAATGGTGTTCTTCCATTGGTTGTACACTGTCATACTGTTCTCAGTGACTAAAGATCCTGACCAACTGGAATCGTCAACAATGAAGTTGGCAACAAAGAAATACACCAACTCATGCTCGCTGAGCTTACGCTGTAGTTTGGCGAAGAAATACTTGTCGTTGCGTTTAAGAAAACTGTCGACACCAACGTTAGTTTTTCCTCGATACTTGAAGAAGTCATAACTATCCTGTTTGAAATGGTTGCGTACAGCTACGTAAGTTTTGTACGCGTTGAGACCTTCATAGATATCCATTAATTACGAATAACGTATGTGACCCAGTTCTCAGCAGCATCCTCAGCGTAGTTAACATGATGTCCGGTAACATCTACACAACGGACACTCTCGAGCTTTTCTTGTTCGTTTCGCTCAAACATATCAACCATAAGCTGCTTGCCAACCTTTATAACGTGAGCTTCACGCATCCCATCTTCACTGAACATTCTACTAAGAATCATATAGGTAACTTTGCTGTTTTGGGTAAAAGATTTAACTCGCCGTATTCAACTTCAAGCTGCTGCTTTACCTTGATGTTGCACAATTTAGCAGCACTCTCAATTTCCATTTCGTTCTTTTCACAATACAGAACTATAGCATCCATGTAGTTGCATTGTTTGTCAACAACCATTTGTTCTATTAACAACGAGAACTTCTGGCTAGTCATTATCTCAGTCATTGTCTTGCTCCAGATCTTCATCATCAAGCATAGACTCCTTGAGCTGTCTCATCTGAGCGCTGGTTAACTTGAGACCTTGATCGATAACAGACTGGACATCCGTGACACCAGTAAACGCCATCTTATCTAAGTTTAGACGGACATGGCGGTGGAAAGGATACGGCTTTGCTTTAAGACCACGTGAGTAAATCTCTTGCTGGTTGAACAACCAGTCCCACACCATCTCCTCGTTTGACTTGTAGCTGAACTTCTGACGCCACCTATCAACTACTGACCAGTTGATAGTGGATACTAGTTTGATACGGAACACCTCATCGGGTGTTAGTTCCTCAAGCTGCTTCGACATGCTTACATCTCCCTCTGAACTTGAAACCACTACACGTGCACGTACCATCCTTAATGATATATACGGCACCCTTAGAACCAACAATACGTTTGGCACCTGGCTCGAGCTCGTCAGGGACAAAGCTAATAGTTTCGAACTTACGTCGAGTTCTACTAAATTGCTTGAGTGGATTTTTAAAGGTAACTAAACCTTTACCATTATCGAATGCTACAAGCCAACCGTGATCGTTCACATGGTAGATGTGGTTACCAACTTTGTGATCACCCCAGTCGGTTATCTCTCTCAGAATCTTCATCATCATCCTCAATCACAATACTAACTTCCATCATAGCAGCCGCGGCACTTTCGATGATTGTTTGTCTCAGCTTCCACCAAGCATACAGGTATCCACTGTAAAAGAAAACAGCACAAAGTACTGTAGCTACAAAAGTGTGGGCATATGGATCCATTTAACTCTCCGATTCGATGGGACGATGGGACCAATGAACTCAAGATCAATACCACAATGTCCCATAAACTCCCGGTACAAGACAGCCTCTCTACGATACGCTTCCTGCTCGTGTGGACACTGGCTGTAGTATCTGTTAGTGATGTCTTTGTCTTTCCAAGTACGACGATACGTAGGGTAGTAGTACTCTCTAAGTTGACGGGTGGCATATTGCTTGAGGTGAACTAACTCATGGCATAGGACGATAAAGAAGGTACACAAGTCTTGTTTAGTGTCTAGTTCAATTGTGAACCACACTGGTACCTTCTTATTAGAACCAAAATGCTCGTCGCTAATAGAACAGTACCCCAGTGCACCTTCTTCGTTGAACTGGTTGGGGACACCAACGATGTTGATCTCGATATGTCCCATCTTTTGACTGGTAAGGAATTTAGATAGCACAAAGTAACAGCACCGTCTAATCAAACCGTGCTGGAAACGCCACGGAACATTTTTGATCGTGACTTGCATAGGATTATTTATAGTCTTCGTTGATTAGCTTGAGTGCGCGTACAGCCTCGACACGCACCTCGTCACGAATCGTCAATCCGTATACTTCGGGATTGATTAATCTACGAATAAACTCTTCCGCAATAGCCAACTTAGTCTCATCGTTCATTGTTAATCAATCCTCGCGTCTTGTTTAAGAATTCTACCAGCGCTTCACTACTTTCGAACTTGTGGTGATTGATAAAGGGGATACCATCAAATTCGTGATCGTACAACCAATCTGCTTTGTCCTTAGCAGTCTGCTTGTCGGAATAATAGGATCGATCACTACCACAGCTGACTTCAAACATTTCAAGCACAATGAGCTATCCTATTCAAACGATTTGCAACAAAGTCGACAGCTTCACGGCTGCGACCACCAATGTGCCACCGATAAGGCATGCCACTGCGACTAGTCCTACCACCATCAAACTGTTTCCAATCATAGATGGTGATCTTACCATAGTCTTCGTCCACCCACTCCCACTCAGTCTCGACTTTGTCTTCAGACCAATACTCAGTATCAGGACCAGGAGACTTGTAATCTGGCTCACCAA